AAAGCTACAATGAAAGTGTGAGCGGTGAGGGTTTGAGCCTTTGTATTTGCGCCACTTCCAATTGAGGATTCCGCTGGCAATTCTGCCATCGTAGATAATGTATTTAATCCGCTTCTCTCCGCGCTTGGCGCATTTTCTAATCTGCTCCACAAGTGCATAAGTTGCTTCGGGATGATCGTTGAGGTTGGAATCGACATCTATAGCTCGAACAATTCCATCTCTCGGGATATGGTCAGAATTAGAGCTGTTAGCAAGGTGGCGAGCATCAGCAATCCAGCCATCACTTTTACGATCGCGCTCAGGAAAGTCATCGTCTATCTGCTCTCTTAATTGAATTCCAGCTTTACAAAGTTTCGCCATTGTTTTAACAAATAATGCTAAAAGCCAAGCGCTTTTAGATCTTCGCTATCAAGACCAAGTGCTGCTAATTTATCCAATGCTGATTGACGCTTAGCTTCGGCTTCGGTTAGTTTTTGTGCTTTATGGGCTTCGACTAAAGCAAAACCTGATTCAAATTGCTCTTTTGTAATTGGTTCACATTCAATAAATTGAATACCTTCATAATCGTTTCCCTTAATTTCCCATCCACCATTGGGCAAAAGCATTTCCAAAACTTCATAACCTTTAACCATTATGCGCCTATCTCTAAGAGGGTGATGGTGCTAACTGCATTAGCACTTTGTAATTTAACTGAAGCCGTATTATTTCCGCTTCTATATTGCGTTTTGTATGTTGTTGAACTTGTAGTATTTGGGCTATCCAAATATGCCGTGGATATTGTCATTCCCTCAAAACGAAGCGCTGTCGGATCGGTTAATCCAGCCTGTTCGCAAAAAAGCAATATATCGGTTGAACCTCTTAAAAGTTTGACTTGAATCATATTTAAAGCACTTGCCGCGCTTTTACCACCACCAGCGTGATGAACTAATACTAAAACTTTCGAATTGGTAGCAGAAGGAGTAATCGATGCTGTTAATCCCGTATCAACATAAGTGCTACTGGATGAAGTGACTTCGGTTGAATAAGTCGCGGAAACAACTTGTAAAACTTTTCCGCCGCCCGCCGGAGCCGCCCAAGTTGGAACGCCACCGGAAACTGTTAAAATTTGACCCGTAGTTCCGATTGCTCTTTTGCTTAAAGTATTTGTGGCTGAAGCGAATAATAAATCACCTGTCGCGTAAGTCGTTTGCGCTGTCCCACCATTGGTGGCAGAAACGGGCGTGGAAAGTGACAAAGTTACGCTACCGGAAGTGCCACCACCCGTTAACCCAGTTCCAGCAATCACCTCAGTTATATCACCGACTTGTGGCGTAATCCAAGAATAATCTAAATCTGTATTTGAAGCTTTACTCAAGACCTGTCCACTTGTGCCGCCTTTGAGATCAACAAACGAAGCATCGATGGCGTTGCCAAGTGTGCGCATAGCGGCCGCGCCGTCTTTGACTAAATCCGTATCGTCCGGGGTTTCCCATCCGAAATTCGTTGTATTTGCCATTAGCTAATTACTCCTATCGCGTCTTGCCATTCTAAGGTATTAAGGATACTGTTCCAAGTTTCTGCCGCATTGACTTGTGCCCATCTTTGAGCGACCGCGTTATAGGCGGTAGGTGATGCGGTAAGGGTTAGGAATAACCCATTAACTGTCGAGCGCCAAGTCCAGCCTTCAACAAAGCCCTCGAACTGGCCGAGGGAGATATTAGGTGGAAGGTTATTGAGGCGGATGGGTAAGCCCATAAAGACATTTAGCAAAGCATCCCGGTCGGTATCGTCAATTTCGGTTGAATGAACCGGAAAGGTAATCGATTGGAATCGCTCGCGGGGAAAGGATCTGAGAGCTATGACGCGATCGGCAAAGTCCTCAGCGTCAGATTGGCCTTTAATATAGGAATTAAGCTGTTCGGCGTATAGGCCGTAGTTTGCCTGGCTTGTGACATCTTGGGCAGTATAAGAGTTATTAAAATTGTTGCCATAGTCAATCGTTACCTTATTGACGATATCGCCCTGACGGGAGACTGAGGAAATCCCCGCGGCGATTGCGTGATTGGCATCCAAGTCGGTATAGCCGTTAACTACTAGATAATCCTGCCTATGGCTGGCATCCGCGTAGCTGATATTGCCAAAAGCATCCTCGTAAAGATATCCGCCCGCTGATTGGGCAATCGAATTGGCAATTGGCGAGATAAAGGAATCAGTAATTTGTCGAGATGACATTGTGTATTCGCCCGCATCGATTTCACCTAAACCCACATCTTCCGCATTAGCCCAAGTGGTAGCCGGGTCGTAATCGTTCCAAGTTTCGGCTGCTGGAACTTCATTCCAAGAGCCTAATAGAAGATCTTGAAGAAGCTGAAGCATTTGTCCGCCATCTAGGGCTTCAGTTAGATTGCCATCAAATAACGCTCGTTGAAGTTTTGATAAAGCGCCGAGAGCAATAATATTTATCCGAGTGACTACTGCCGTTGATCCCGCTGAATTGACCTCGGTTGCGATATCTGAAATCCGGCCACCGAATAAAGCAACCCAATCACCATTAGAATCTTGGACTTCAATTGTGATGCTGATATTAACTGTAAAAGGATAATAGGTGTTATCGGTATTTATCAGAGTGATATTACAATAACCAGCTTCAGTAAAGGCGTTAATGTCTTTGCGACCGGATGAAATAGTAAAGCCTGTAAGGGTTATGCCGGTGACATTAGTGCCGTTAGCCTTTACGCGATATACGGGACTCCATAAGGTCATAGAACTTGAGCACTTGTCCTAAGTCCGCCACCGCCGCCAGTTCCTCTGTTAGCAGCTTCATTGAGAGCATTAACTACTGTTCGCTGAAAAGCTTCTTCATCGATAATGCTTGGAGCATTGACATTAATCGTTATGCCAGCATCGGCAGCTCTAACGCGAGCTACATCTAACCCGCCTAAATTGCTTACGCCGTAATTAATGATATCGCCGGACTCGCGAGCTCTAAATTCCGCTACGGAAGTTGGTAATTGTGGTCTCAAATCAGCAATCGCTTCAGCGACTATTTTGGCGGATTCCTTAGCGGCCGTAGTGTCTCGAGTCGTAGTCGATGAACCGCCGCCACTTGAACCGCCACCACCGATAGATCCCCCACCTATTGAGGGAGTTGTGATTTTTGGAGTTGGAACACTTGGAACACCTGAGCGGGAAGTTGATGGAGCAGAACCCAAACTCGGTGCTGATATTGTGCCAACATTGGGCAAAAATGGAATGGCGTTATAAGCCCTAATAAGCGTATTAATTGCGTTGATGGCAAACTCAACGGCTGATTTAATGCCATTAACAACCGCGCCAATAACATCTAAAATGCCACCGGCTATTTTACCGATAAACCTTAAAGCATCACCAAAACCTTCGACAAGGATTGGAATTACATATTGGCGAATGAAATTGTAAAGGGTAGTAAGCGATTCTTTATTGCGTTCGATAGCATCCGTGACCGGACGAATCGCGGCATCCTTAAATTCAATAAATTTAGGAATAACTACATTGATAAAATAATCTAAAAGCCTTTGAAGCGTTGGCAGTAAAGCCGCTCCAATAGTTTCTTTTGTTTCATCAAAGGTAACTTGAAGTCTAGCAATTTGACCTTCTAAGGTATTAGCTTGGACTGTTGCCGATCCTTTGAAAGTATCCGCCAACTGCTTCATAGTGCCGTCAAGACCTAAAGTCTTTATTTCGGCAGTTGAAAGACCAATGCCCAATCGAGCTAGGCTTGAAGTATTACCTTCATAAGCTTTTCCAAGGGCATTAGATACAGCGTTTAGGTCTTTGCCGGTAGCTGCGCTAATATCGAGAGCTAAAGTTAGAGCCTCGTTAGCATCTGTTAAAGATCCGGTAGCAGTTGCCAATCTTTGATAAGCCGGGCGAAGTTGATCGTCAGCAATTCCGTTAGCTAGTGATAATTTAGTTATTTGCTTTTCTACGGCTGCTATTTGATCTTCGGTAGCGCCAGTAACATTTTTAAGAGCGTTGGCTAATCTGAGTTGAGCGGCTTCATCCTCAATAGCCGCCTTAACGCCTTCAATTAATAACTTGCCAGCGTAAGCGGCGGCAGCAGCCGCAGCAGCGGCAAAAGCGGCAGCTGCGACTTTGCCAAACTTTTCTAATTTACCGCCAAAACCTTCAACTTCTTTAGAACCGGTATCGAGATTCTTTTTTAGATTATCTACATCGGCAAGGATGGAAAGTTTAAGGGTTCTATTACCGGCCATTAGTCATCCCACTTCTTAAGTATTTCGCTAAACGCATCTTCCCATTTTCTCACTAGTTCAGGCTGAATTTTGCGAAGGGTTGGGTAAATAAAGTAGCCAGAGTTGCCGCGTCCTTTTGTCGGAGTTCGGCGAGGGAATTGTCGATAACGATTAGATCCGAATTCAAGACCTGCCCAGAGTATTTGTGTTGTGCCACCACCAGAAAAGCGCTGAGAGGCAAAGCCGTAAGAGAATTCTCCGATTTTACTTGACTTGGATACTCGAACCCCGTCAGCGACTCGTTGAACTGCCGTAGCTGCGACCATTCTCGATCCTGCTGCGATTTTGATTTGATCGGCTGCGAATTGAGCGAGTGCGTTAGATTGGCGCTTAGCTTGGTCGATAGACTCTTGATCCATTGCCTTGAAAGCCGCCATAATAGAACGAAGCTCGCGGCGATCATAAGAGATCGGCTCATTTGCCATTCCTTCGCTCCAATACTTCAATCGCCGTTA